CCGTTCCTTCTACTGCAATGCTATTAGCGCCCCAGCTTTCTTCGCCCCAGCCAAGAGCGCCCCATGTTGCACCAAGGTTTACGGTTTTAGCGACTTGTCCGCCCCAACCATTAAAGCCCCAAAGGCCTTCATTCCATGCGCTCATGGCACTTCTCTACTAAGCAATGCGAATAATAGCTGTAGATGCCGCTGCTGATGGGAACTGTATCTGGAAATCACCAGAACTTACTGTCTGATCGCCACCAAAGCTCAATACCGCACACGCAGAATTAGAATCACTCGTGTCATAAATTAAAGCGCCTGATGTTGTGAAGCTAGAAGAAGTCCACGTTACAGAGCTAAAGTTAGTGATTGCTGTTGTACCATCCGCTGTAGGAGTCACAGAGGTAAGTAACTTACCCAGTTGTGTATATCCTGTAGCCGTGGGTAACTCGTCACTACCCATTTGAGAGTAGTTAGTAGTCGCTGCACCAAATGTGCCACTGCCTGAAGCAGTAGCTACAAACAAAGCCATCTTAAACGTGGTGCTTCCTGCGGTGAAATCGTGTAAACCCTTCATCAACTCAACTTTGAACGATGTGGGCATTGCAGTTGTGATTGTAATTGCCATGTTAGACCTCTAGTAGTTTCACTAATTCTGGATGCCCAGCATCCCGAAAACGGTTGATTAATGTGGTGTTATGAGAAGCCACCGCTTGACGTAAGTAATTAAGCATTACGCCTCTGATGTCCTCTCTAAATGCTTCTGCTTGCGCCTGTAAAACAGGGTGCGAGTTATTTCCAATGGAAATCACCTCGTTTATTGCATGCTCCGCCAATTCCTCAGGAGTAAATCCTCTCCCTGAAACTGCTGAAGTTGTTGCTATTCCTAATTGTACTCCACCTACTGTTGAGATCATGGTCCCGGTGACTCCGATTTAAGCGGTACTCTAATGATACCATCCCTATACTCGTCTCTTCTACGACGACCCTGTTGTTCAATACCCAGCCCCTGTATAGCTTGAGAATAACTGTTTTCAAAAAACTGCATCATCTCAGTGGGCCCTTTGGTGTAACTATACGCCTGAATTAGACAAGCATAAAGTAATACCTCAGGAGCATTAGTGCTGACCCATGTAGTAGTATTAGTGGAAGATAACTGTGTTGGTCTATATATGTAACCAATCTGCATAGCAATATCTGCATTTGGTGTAGGCGCTAAATAAAAAGTATTTTGATCCCAGACAGAATAATACTTGGGTACGCCTTGTACCGTATAATCCGGCCAATATTCTTTCATAAACGAAGTGTCCCTAAACTCTAAAAAGTTTTGGACATTGTTTATTGTTGTCATTAAATAACGATGCGTAAGGATTGTGCTAGGCGCTGTGAGAAACCTGTCTCCTTGAGTAGACGTGCCTGTAGATTCTAACCGAAAAACATCAAGATCAATGTCTCTAAGAATTCGATTCTCCGCCATAGTGATGAACGTATTAATAACGGCATCGGTAAATACATTACTGTCTATTTCAGTATAGTTTCGTATGTTTGTAACTAACTCATCGTATGTCATTTAATTCACCAAACCTATGGCGTATTGGCCTGTCCGCCCATACCTGAATGATTTGTACAATAATAATAAAGCGTAGGAGCACCCGTCGCTACCACTATCTGTGTGTAGGCTCCTGTATTACCCGGCATACCGTTTGTAGTGACGCCTGTTGTATACTCTGTACCGCCGGAATGCGTTCCATCCGAAGTTGTAGAAAAGCGCAAAGGATGGTTGTTATTAGTTCCTGCGGACTGATCAAACTTATAAGTAGATCCTTCGTTCAACGTCAATGTCGCCTGCTGTACTCCGTCTATGTAGTATTTATTTCCATAGCCTGTGTTTGCTACGGTGACGGTCAGTGTTGTAATTGTCGGCAGAACTACTGCTACTGAGCCTACCGAAGCAGTGCCCTCTACACCCGAAACATTTACTGAATCGGTAGCGCCCGTTATTATAACTGTACCAACTGAGCCCACACCTTCTACAGGCCGTTGAGTCGGAAAAGGCTGCATGTTTGTAGTGCCAGAAGTGTAGTTAGCACTTCCTATACTGTTAAACGCTGAATCGCCCGGCAAACCTACGAAAACTACTACGGGCTCTAACCTATCGGTTCTAGGGTCTCGAAGAGCTATTGCGTCCCCTCTATAGTTTAAAGGCTCTATCTGTGGGGACTTTGGCTCAAAATCCTCAGGACAGACCATAAAACCTTTCCAGTTTTTTCGTAAGGTTTTATAGGGAAACTGAAATCCGCAATAATCACATATTGCAACCGCGAATTTACCGTTTGCATAAGCCATTTAGCCCACACTTGGGACAAAGTGAACACTGGCTGTGTCCCTGTCCTCCTTTGCTGCGCGTAAGAAATCTTCTTCGTAAATAGTTTTTAGTCCAGTAGTTCTATCTGGGGCATACTTTAAAGAGATCATGTAAGCCAAACCAGAGGCTAAACAAGGCAGAAACCTAAAATTAACGTCGGTTGTGTTTGTGTAAGCACCCGCGTCCTGCATTCTTCTAATTCGGTAGTAAACCAACGTGTAAGCTTTGTCTGCGGCAGGCCACAAGAAAATAGTAGGTGTAATCGTTCGTTGGACGTAATACTGCGTAGGTCTTGCTTCAGTAAGCTTATTGGGTACGTTTAGGTACTCAGATCGACTAATTCGATCAATGCTTACATCCTGCTGTTGTCCACCGACTGTATCTCTGATTACAGCAGATAACACGTTAACCGTGTCTGCGCCCGGCGCTACTTCCGTAGTCCCTTTAGTTAAAGCGGCTGTTGCCTGCTCAATAGTCCAAAGGTTTAATCCACGATTAGCCCAATCTAAAAACAACAGGTTTAGAGAACGTGTTGCAGAAGTAAGCTGATAACCTGAAGTCATCTGCATTCCACATCGCTCAAAAGCTTCCTCTACAATCTCGTCTATTGCAAGATTAAAGTCTGTTGTCCCTGAAGTAGCCATTAACTACACATTCCGCCTTTGCGATACTTTTTAATCGCACCACCCATTCTTTTCTTTTTAACGCCACGGCCCATAAGAACATCGGCTTTAGAAACCTTGCCGTCCTTATTTAGGTCGGGAAAACTTTTACCTACAGAGCCACCCTTGTTGTACATGGGAACACCCGTAGTTTTACTTTTAGTTTTAAGCACCTTATTTCTAGGGCCACTCCTTACTGCTCCGCCACCTCTGGTAGCCATACCCATTCCACGTCCAGCCATAATAATTACCTCACTTTTCTGTGACTCTTTACTTTCGACGCTACCTTTTTAGGTTGGCTCGAAAACTGTTTTCCTTTTGCTGTGTCCGCTCTTTTCTTACGGGTTGTTGCAGCGTATTCTTTATTACTCATGGACTTAATCGCACTTGAAGGAAGATACCTTTCCCCTGTCGCTTTAGGCCCTTGAGTAGAAGGCTTACCGCTTTTAGTACGCCATTCCTGCTTAGTCCAAGACTGAAGGGACTTTTGAGGCTTTTTAAGAGCCATTAGTCTCTATATCCCCCACCTTTTGCCTTATATTCTTTGGCTAACATCTGGGCTTTTCTACCGGACCACTGGCCCGATGAACCACCCTTACTGCCGGCTTTAATTTTATTAAATAAGTTTTTACGCATTGTAGGCTTTGTGTAGTTACCTGCACTATTGACGGTAGACTTTACTGAACCGCCCGTCGCTTTTTTGACGGGTTTCTTTACAACTTTTCTTTTTGCTGGTGCTTTTTTTACCATTTTTTACAGCTCCAGTACCTTGCGCTAAATTTATCTTTAGCTGTGTCGCAATTATGACGAGCCCTAAAGCTTGCACGCCTTTTAGGATTTGACTTTTTAATAGTCATATTCGGATCACCAAACCTAACCAGCTTTACGTCGTCGCCCTTTGTGGCCAATACTGCAAACTTTTTACCGCCTCCGGAAGTCCGTTTAGGTTTGTTGTAACCTGAAAAAGACTCCCCGCGATAAGTAATACGGCCTGATGGGGTACGTTTTACAGCCTTCGTAGACGCCATTAAGCCGCCACTCCTCCCGCAAACAATACTGTGACCGCTAATACTTCAGCATCAGCAAGATCAATGAAGACACCAGAAGTAAAAAGTATCCCCTCATCAGGAATAGTAATCTCTTGTGCGCCTGCCACTGCGGGTGTATTTATAGTTATCTGAGCAGTGCCTGAACCAGAGCTTCCGTCTTTTAAAGAGAAGCTCGATGCAGTTGCTGTATTAACAAAATAAATACCGTAAACCCTACAACGGCCACTTACGCCGGCTGTAGAGCTTGTTTTGGTAACTGCCGATATATTACTTGCACTCATAAGTTACTCCTATTAAGTGAGAAACTTAGGAAAGGTTATTGTTTTGGAGATACATAACCGTAACTGTTGCCACACCTGTTGTGCCGTCACCATTAGCTCCAGTGAAATCAGCTAAAACTTCTAAGTCAGTAGTTCCAACGTTAGTAGCTTCTGTATCTAGCGTTCCGTGTGTAGTGCCAACGGCTTTGGTGTTTACAGTAGCTAAGAAAGCATCTGCATCAGCAGCAGTTCCGACTGAGATAGTAGCCGCTCCACCGTCATTTCCTGCCGTAGTAACGTTTAAAATCACATCAATAATTTGAGAATTAGCAGGTACTATTGCCATTCTTTGGTTAAGTTGGCTTGCGCCTGTAATGTTTGGTACAGCAGATTGACCCATTACGGCAAAGCCTATGTTGGCTACGTTAGTGCCAATCG